ATGTACTCTTCAAAAAGAAAAAGTTCATCGGTTTTTTGTATAATTTCTTATACAGAACCCAAGCTCCACACAGGTAATAACTGGTATATCGATTTCTATTCTTATGATCCATTGGAGCAGAAAATGAAAAGAAAAAAGTATATGCTTAATGGCATCGCCAAAGTTTCAGACCGCCGCCGTCGAGCTAATGAAATCATCACCAATCTAAATGTCAAACTCCGTTCCGGATGGAACCCATGGGCGGATGTCGAAAACTCAAGACAATACACCCCGTATGTAGATATTATCCAAAGGTATCATATATATCTGGAAAAACTATATGCGGCTGGTACCATCAAAGAGAACACTCTGAAGGATTACGAGAAGCGCCTGCGAGTATTTGAAGAATACACAGCGAAGCACATCCCAGCAATTGTATATGCATACCAGATTGACCAGTCTTTTATATCAGACTTCTTAGATTATGTATTGCTCGACCGTGATTCATCAGCCAGAACCCGAAACAATTATCGTACCTGGCTGTCTTCACTTTGCAGCTGGATGATGGAAAAGCAGTACCTTATCAAGAATCCGGTAGAGAATATCCGCATGTTACAGGAAGAAGAGAAAAAACGGTCTGCCCTATCGTCTACCGATATACAAAAGCTGAAGAAATACCTCAAGAAAGAGAATCCGTACTTTTTGTTCTTGTGCCAGTTCGCTTATTATACCTTTATCCGTCCGGACGAAATAACCAACATCAAGCTGTCCGACATCTACTTGAAGGAACAAAAGGTATTCATCGCATCGAGCATCAGCAAGAACCGCAAAGACGGCATGGTCGGTCTGAATGACAAACTCATTAAAACAATGCTTGATCTTGATGTTTTCAGCAACCCTGGAAATTATTATCTATTTGGTAAAGGTTTCAAGCCCTCAAAAAATAAAGTAACCACTAAAGTCTACAGAAATTACTTTAATAAGGTACGTGAAAAGTTGAGATTCCCAGACAGTTATCAATTCTATTCCCTGAAAGATTCAGGAATACGTGACCTGGCCAATGCTGAAGGTATTGTCATTGCCCGTGACCAGGCGCGCCATGCGGATATCTCCACAACCAATAAGTATCTGAAGGGTAGCAATATGACGGTACATGAAGAAACCAAGCATTTTGAAGGAGAATTTTAGTAGAGTATCCGTTTCACAACGAATACCTACAAAAAATATGAAGAAAACTCTATTCAGAATCTGCAAGATAAAAAATGCCCTCTGCTATTTTATCCATACCTTTAGGCGTTATTTTATAGTGTACTTCTTTACAGTAGTATTTTTTATTGCGTATGACAAAAATCCTGTTTAGATCATATACTTTATTCGTCAAAAACTGAAAAGTATATTCGACTGAAGTATCTATCTCACGTTTATTCTTATAGACTCTATTAAACAAACCATTATCTCCATCCAGGGTAATTGTATAATCGGGCAAGGTAAGAATACTCTGATCACCGCCAAGCGTAGTCGGTTTTTGAATGAAATATCTATCATTCGAACCCATTGGCATTTTATCCCAATACTCACCTGGGTATTCATTAGGACCTCGATTTAATGCTTTTTGTATACCATAATAAATACCGACATACAGCCTGTCAGGGATATCTGTATTATTGCCAGAACTATTTATCAAATCATTGATGGCAGTGCTTTCAGGATCCACTCTTAACTTTTTTACAGCCGGACCAATCAGGTAGCGTCCACCAGTAGTACTATGTATTTCTATTTTTTCGACTTCAGCAGGTACAATCTGGAATGAGCTTTTATCCCGTGAATCTAAATTACCTGCATCCTTGAATCGGTCAACGATTATCAGACCTTTTTTGGTCTCTCCAGAAACAGAATAATCGGTAACAACATAATCAAGTCCATAGTCTTCTGAATGTAAGATATAGGGGCCGGAATAATATTGCTCATACTTGGTTTTAAAATCATCCCACTCAGGACTGGAAATGATAGAGCAATTCTCTCTTACACCCTCTTTCAATTTCAGGTAATTGTAATATTCATCGCTGGGTAAATCATAAGATACATAAGTATATGCAAACGCATAATTCGTATCCACGTCGTATGTCTTTTCGGTACTGTCATCAACAACATCGTCTAAATAAACAATATCCTGATTTTCAAAATATTTATTTAAACTGATTATATTGAATTTTTTATCTATCTTATCTATAACAATGATACAGTCAAGGTATAATTCAATCTGCTCAATAAACTCATTTATCGTCCAGTCAGGCAGCAGCTCTTGTAGTACTGAATCCTTATATGGATTAACGATAAATAATCTGCTCCATACAGGATCATCCTCCAGCTCATTTATTCCCTTTGTGAATCCTAACTTCGTTATCAAATTCTCTATCACATACAACAGATAATACTGAGGAGATATGTTTTCTACATCTGTGAAGGATATATCTTCGCCCACCTCTACGTTGTTTAATATCGAAAAACTTCCGTCCGATTCAGTGTAATTAACCACCGGCGGATATACGACGTTGTTTTCCGGGAATTTACCGAATAACGTATCGATAGCCTGCTGCGAAGTCATTGAAATCCCATCAAGAACCATACTTCGTATATCCGTATCACCCCCTTCGTAATTCAACTGGGAATTACCAGCTACGATCTGAATTTTAGCGGTATAATTTTCAATCGAAAGAACAACCTCCACACCTGATATTATTTCAAGAGCTCCTGACATTAATGTTGCCTTACGATTCTTTATTCCTTTTGTGACATCAGACCTGTTGATATTCTGATAGATTCTCCGATTACCAGAATCTCTCAAGTCGATATCTATGTCATAAGTATATTCTCCATTGCGGGTGAAATACGGATTCTCTGTTATCAATTCGAGTTCAAAATTTTCAGAAAGTACAACCTCCTGGCCGTCGATGAATAATCTGGTCATAATTTAATCCTCCTTGATACATTGTTTTTCATACGAGCCACCAAATCCTGAGCTTCGTTTACACCCATCTTGCCAGTAGCCCGAGTATATGTATAGATCGGTTCATCCAATCTCTTATTAAGTGAATCAATAACCTTTACCGCCTTCAGCATGATAACAGACATTCCGTTATCAGTAGGTACACTTTGCTGATAGTAGGTATTGTTTGTTGTCGATGCAACACCCGATAAGACCGCAGAAACATCTTTTGCAGTCAGGCTACCGATAGTATTGTTCCGTTGCGCCTGATCAATTAAGTCCAGAACCGGACGAACAGCCGGATTCTGCACGGCATAACGGTTAGCGACAAATTCGCCAGCATGGACTATACCTTTGGGTTCATCATGTCTACCGGTACCGGTGTAACCGCCTTCTTCAAATCCACTGATTATAGCCTTTGCACTCTGAAATGCAGCTGTAATCAATGCTATTTCAGCAGCGGCTTTAACAATCCCGACCAGTCCCAAAGTAGCTATATTCTTCATTTGTGTTTCAGCAATATAAGCTATCATCATCTTCTGAAGACTATCCAGTATGATTTTTAGAGTTTCCTTCATAAAGTCGCCCAAAGAAGTTTCTGAATCTGTCAACATTTCCGCAAACGCTTCACCAAATTGTTGTCCGATGTTTTGCGCAAATGAAAGCTGCTCTCTTACCTTACGCTGATTTTCTTCATAATTTTTACGAGATTTTTCAAGACTCTCTTTCTGTTTTTTGTCAATAATCTCAGCTTTCTTTTCTTCGGAAATTTCGGAAGAAGAAAGTACCTGATCATAATATTCATTCTGAATGTCCATCAGTTGCTGACGATATTCCTGCTCGGATGACAAACCGTCATAATGTTTTTGCGTAGCTTTCTCTATCTCCAACTGGTATTGCTTCTCCAGCCTGGTGAACGCTTCTTCGGATGATTTTTTAGCATCTTCTTCATCCAATTTCTCACACTCTTCTTTGTACTTAATTCGTGCTTCGAGGATCTTCTGCTCGATCTGTTGCCGTTTCTCTGGTTCCAGTCCGGCAATGGCCAGCATGTTCTCGAGGTGACGCATCTCCAGATCTTCCATGAACTGACTATATTCCTGCTGTGTCATCTCGTCGCTGGCGAGGTACGACTTCTTCAGATCTGCTAGTTCATCGTAGTACCGTTTATTCTCTGCCGTTACCTGAGGATTTTCTTTTGTCGTCTTAACATTTTCTTCACTGGTCTTAACCGTTGTAGTTACGGTAGTACTCGTATCCTCTGGTATAGAACTGATAATTTTTTTCAAATTCTTCTGGCGTTGATCGAGCTCCAAAAGAGATGCAGCCTTATCACTCGCCTGCTTGTCCAAAGAATGAATCAAAGCCTGACGCTGAGATTCGTCAATATCTTTTCTTTCTTCGATGATCTTCTTTTGTTCATCATAATATTTTCGAAAAGCGATTATTTCTTTTGACAATTTATCTTCTATGACTGACAGCTCTGACTCTGCATCAGACTTTAACTGTTGACGCTGCCGGTTATTCAAAGCATCAATATTGCTAAACCTATCCTCAATACTTTGATACTTTTTGAGTTCCTCCTGGGTACGTTGCAATTCATCGTTATACTTCCGCTGTGCTTCTGTCGCCGCATCGGTACTAGGAATCAACTTGGTAGTTATATACGCCACCAGTGCAGTAATCCCAGCCAACACCAACCCTGCCGGATTCAGTTTCAACACTTTATTAAAACCGCTTGTCGATGCAGTCGCAACCTTTACAATAAGGTCATACGCTTTGGTATAGATGGTGGCAGCATTCACAGCTATATTATATGCCGCCAAAGCCGTACCGGATGCAATCAAAACTGACTTATATTTAATACACCAGTCAATCAAAGTAGGCAGAGCCACGATGATCTTCGTAGTCCATCCGGTCAGAAGTGACAACGATGGGTTAAGCCGCTCCATCAGCTCGATACCTGCCTCCTTGATACTATTACGGTACTGCGCCATCTTAGCCTCGTTGGTATCAGAGTTGATAGCTGCCTGTTCCATAGCGATATTGGTATCCGTCACGGCTTCGGTATATTGACGTACCTTATCTGCATTATCTATCAAGATGGTAGCGGCAGAGTAGGCTTCTTCGCCGAACATAGTCTGGATCTGTGCAGCAGACAATGACTTTTTATTCAGGTTCTCGAGCGCAGTCTGTAACCCAACCACTTTCGGATTCGTTTCATCCGGTCCAGTCTGCAATACCAAGAAGAACTTACGAAGTGCGGTACCGGCCGGCTCTGCCTCCAGCCCTTTCTCCGCCAGCATCTGGATTGTACCTTGAAGCTGTTCGATACTTACTCCAGCTCCGGAGGCAGCCACACCTGCATTCTTGATCGCGGCAGCCTGGGCTGATACATCAGCTGCACCCTCTTTAGAACCGGCAGCCAGTACGTTCACGTAACGCGCCGCCTGATCAGCTGATTCACCATACATATTCAGAGAAACGGTAGTAGCCGTTACAGCATCCTTCAAGTCGATTTTTGCAGCCGCCGCCAGACGCATGGCTTCGATAGTAACGGCGTTTAGGGCTTCTTTATCTTTTAGCAGCTCCGGTTTCTTAGAGCCGATCAACATATATGCCTGAAGAATCTCGTCGGATGACTGACGGATACGTAAACCAGATTCATCCATGGTAGTAGACAGCTTCTCCGCCTGTTCGGTAAGCCACTGAATAGATGAATCGTCCAACCCAGTCAAAGCTTTCAGCTCTGCTTGAGAAGATTCCTTGGAGTCACGGTTATTACGAAGGGTATTCAATGCCATGGAAACTCCAGTGAGTGTAGCAGCACCAGTCGCCAGTAAGCCGCCCCACTTCGTCAGCCCGTTATTGAAGCGAGAAATCCAGCTTTCGGTTTCCTGTACCTCCGTCTTGATCTTCTGAAGTTCGGCTGTCACCAGTTTAGCCTGCTGCTGATAGTATTTCCATTCAGCTGATCCTCGCTTGATGTAACCACTGTTTAGTTGTCGATTAATGGCCGTCAGAGTAGCACGAAGTTCTTTCGGCGTTGCTTTATCAAGGTTGTTCATCACCTCAGTAAGCGCCGTAGTATCTTTCTTCAACGTCTTGATCTGTGCTTCAGTCTTACGAAGCTCGGATGTAACCTGTTTGATCTTAGACGTATCACCAGCTTCGTAAGCATCAGCCAGTTCTTTTTTCAATCCGGATGCTATCGCCTCCAGATTCTTGAGTTCCTGCTTGGCTTCCTCGCCATTTACCCGGACCTCTACGGTCGCTATCTGGTCTATTGCCATATTATGCTTTAATTAAGATTGAACGAACTTTGAAAAATGCAAACAGCACAATGAGAATAAGCCCTACAACGGTGAACACCACGCAGAATTTTTGCCATGACGTAAGCTCTTTCTCCACCTCTACCATTTGCACAGTCTTTTGGATAATTGTACTGTCTTTGCCTGGTATGAAGACTGTATCTGAAGGAACCTTAAAGTCCGCCATCAGATTACCCATAGAATCCAATTTGAACCGGAGGCGTGCGTTTTCCGACTGTACCATATCCAACCAGGAAAGCACAACCCTACCATTTGAATCACACTCCAACAAAGCCCGGATGGATGCGGAATCCGCAGGCTTGAAGACTGGTACCAACTTATCATGTACGATGATCTGCGTGTGATTGTCGGAAGTAAGGTGTTTCCCAGTCTTGCAACCGAGAAACACCGAACAAAAAACAATTGTAAAGAATGTAAGAATAAATGGTCTCATAATAAATTCCAGCCTGATTCAACATCCGACATTACGGCAGGAACACCGTTCTCTACCTGGGATATAGCAGCTGCAAAAGCGCACATGGTTGCCTTATCCTCTACATCCGGAACGTAGGTAGTCGGTACCTGCATTTCCTTGCATACGCGAGAAATGTATCCAGATGTGTTGTTTTCGGTTCTGGGTGCCCAACGGCTGATGAAGTCTGCAATCGTCTGACATCCGTACTTACGACGGTAGTTCTGCAGCAGCTTGATCAATGCCCGATAACCATGTGCCATGTCTTCGAATTCTTCGAAGGTGTTGTCTTGTTTCTTAGAAGCAGGAACCTCGCCCTGCCAGTCGGTAGCATCTGAATTGCGGATATTGCCTGGATTGTTATTTCTCAGGCCTCGTGGTAATTGTTTCATCTTTTCACGCCCTCCTTAATCGTTTTGATAATCTTTTGAGCTTCATCCGGTGTAGCACATTCCATGATGCGAACGGCCATATCTGCAACTTCGGCTGCATGGCTCTTTTTCTTTCGAAGATTTTCAATGATGGATAAACCTTCTACAATCATCACACCAAGGGTTCCGATTATCGCTCCGTAGGGTAGATTATACCAAGGGAAACACAATCCCAGTATATCAATCATAATGAAGAATAACAATAACCTGAAGTAATCGACAATTTTAGCACCGGTCTTGCGCAGTGGCCGACTACAAATTTTTTCTTTGTTAGCCCGAGCTGCATCGATTCCTGTCCATAAATCCAGCAAACAAACGCAGCAAATTAGTACCAAACAAATAAAGATGATCATCACGCCTGAGCGGATGTCTTGTGTGATAAATTCTACATATTTTTCCATGTTTATTTTGTGTTTTTCTCAAAAGTATTGTGGAAAAGAAGGGCATAAAAAGACAACCCCTGCAACTTATAATTGCAGGGGGTATTTATCAGAAAACTTACCGAGTTACTCTACAATTGAAATATTTCTTCATATACAGCATCAACTCCTATTTTTATTGTTTCTACATTAAACGATATTCCGCTTGTGTTGTCAGATATTGTGGGCTCTTCACAAATACCTACCCTATCATGTAATATCCATAATTCTGTATTAATTTCTCTTATTGTATTTGTTTTATAAATTACATTAATAATCTTGTTAATTACATCAGTAATACTATCCCCTAATGATGTTGTTATTGTCATTTGAGTTTCTTCAGGCATTGAAATTTTAAATGACCCATTTGTGGGAGTGCCACTTAAAGACAATTTATATACGGCAGAAACTCCGGCATTAGTACATAAAAGAACTTTATTATCTTTTATAATTTTTCTATATAAAAAGGGCATGAAATCAATAACTCCAGTATAATCATAAGAATTACAATATTCTGTTTTGATAACTCCCTCAGATATAGCCCTTTTACTTAATTCATTTATTGCATTATCAGCTGATAAACTTATAAGTAATCCTGCATTTTTGTACATAGAAACATAGTCTAATAAAGCTGTAAAATCTGAATATGTTGAATATCCATTGCTACCATCTCCAGTTGCTGTTCTGTCAAAATGTCCGCCAAATGCTATGATACAATTTTTGCCTATATTATCGTCTATTAGTTTCTTACAAGATGATAACATATCTTTCCCATCAGTTACTTTACGAGTTAAAGTATAAAATGATTGCTCTGGAGTATTAATTCCGTCTCCACCAAAACAAAAAGCGTATTTATAATATCTTTTTGTCATAGCTATTGTATGAGCATTTATTTTCATAGTATTAAAATATGCTATACCATTTGTTGGTAAATTATATTTATCACACCACTCTCTGTTAATTTTTACAGCTCTCATAATATCATTATCGGGCATATTATCAAATCCTGTCCCTGTAAATTTTTCTCCGTATGGAAGTCCATGTGCTAATATTCCATGTCCATTTTTGACAGCTTCTTTCATTGTATCTCCCCATGTAGAAGTGCCATTCCCTTTTGGGCAATATGTTACCTTTAAGTTCCTGTTATCAAAATCTTTTAATCTTTCTATATCTTGATTTAAACCGTCATCATAAATAAAACAAACAATTGGTATATTCATACCGCTTGTGTTTAATATTCTTTTATTAGATAGTTCGGAGATTATATTTTGACAATCATTATTTACGTCAAGTATTTTATCATTTATTTTTTCATTTTCTATTCTGGATTTTATTGATGGAGAATACTCTATGTTTGTTAATGCAGCTAAATTTGATGCATCAGCAAGTTTTCCCAAAGAATATACATGCTGAGTATCTGTATCTTCTGTATCACTATCAAAAGAGATTAAAGCATATACTTTAATGCTTGTTCCAGATAAAGATTGCTCAATGTATTGCACGCCTTTAGGCTTTTCTTCTTGTTTAATTATTAGTTGACAATTCCTATCATTAATAACTAAATTAACTTGCCAATATTTTTCTCCATTATAAATTAAAGGACATGCTATATTTTGCAATACAATCTTGTCATTTAAAGCAGCACCCTCTACATACATTTCGCATATATATTTTGATGAAAGTGCTGAATTAAAATATAAGGATTTTTCTTCTAGCTCGGTAAGTCTTCCTTGTAGCTCTCCTATATTTTCTATTCTGGATTTTATTGATGGAGAATATTCTATGTTTGTCAATGCAGCTAGATTTGATGCATCAGCAAGTTTTCCCAAAGAATATACATGCTGAGTATCTGTATCTTCTGTATCACTATCAAAAGAGATTAAAGCATATACTTTAATGCTTGTTTCAGATAAAGATTGCTCAATGTATTGCACGCCTTTAGGCTTTTCTTCTTGTTTAATTGTTAGTTGACAATTCCTATCATTAATAGCTAAATTAACTTGCCAATATTTTTCTCCATTATAAATTAAAGGACATGCTATATTTTGCAATACAATCTTGTCATTTAAAGTAGCACCCTCTATATACATTTCGCATATATATTTTGATGAAAGTGCTGAATTAAAATATAAGGATTTTTCTTCTAGCTTGGTAAGTTTTTCATCCCGCTCTTTCAGTTCTTCATCAGTAGCTGTTTTGTCATAATAGTCCTGTTCGAGCTTGTCAAGATGCTCGAGCATTTGTGTACCGATACGTGTAGCAGTATTCTGTTTGTTCGTTTTCTCATCACGAATCTGTATTGCCAGTTGTTTTAGTTCTTCGAATGTTTTTGTTGCCATAATCTTGAGTTTTTTACGAAGTAAACTTACCGAGTTATACTACAAAAAGACATAAGTTTATTTACGTTTACGAGTCCCATACAAACGTGATTTGAGCGTTGTGCTGCGCTTATGGTTTGCTTCTTCGATTTTATCGACCAGCAAACCGCAGAACTCTTCTCCGTACATGTACGCCATCTGTTCTTTCAGCACCATGATTGACGCAAAATAGGGACGTGAGAACCATTCACGAGGTTTACGGGGATTGCCAGATGTATAATATCCACCAGGCTTAGGGCCTACTTTTCGAGGAACGTTAAGCCCATGTTCCTCTCGATATATAGGATTTAAAATCTGCAAGTCACCGCCATTACCTTTAGTATACCCGTTGCCGACACCCATGTCCTGGTAGATACCGTACTCAAGAAACTTGTGCTGGATAGTAGATACAGAGTCGGTGGATGATATCACGTTATCCCGAATTTGCTGATGCAATGAGTAAGTATTGATGACGTGCAGCCGTTCGATTTTCTCACGCCAGATTGTCACCATCATTTCCGCCCAGGCTTCCTGATATTTCTTACGATCTTCGTCTGTTGCTGCCGGTCTGTTATTGTCTGTCTTAGCCATCCCATTCGTCCTCCTTATAACACAGATCAGTCGGTTCAGTCAGTTCGGCCATGAAGTACAAGCCGGTACAGCCAGATATGAAATACTCACCCAGTTCACGGGTGTAGATTCTGGATACATTCAGGAAAGATAAGTCCAGATCTTCGTATATGTATTTATCACGGATCATACGAGAATGGAATTGTCGGAAGACTTGCCGACAGATATCCAGCTTTGACGCACGATCGGTCATGTCATCGTAGCGGTAACGGATCAGAAGAAACACCGTGAAGGTACGCTTCTTGAACCAGCCTCCCCCGATCTGTTCGGTGGCTGCATCGTTGGTATCGTCGATGCAGACGAAAGCTGACTGACGGCGGAAATTATCAAGCACATCCTGGAGTGAATTGATACCGCTACAGGAACAAGGGAAAAAGGCGTTGGCCTTGGCCAGCTTGTTTTTCTCGGTCAGCTCCTTGAAATAGGTGTGCCCGTCGAAGAATTTACTTGTGTCCATTTTGTCTTGATTTTAGGATTTGAATATCGTGTGCTTTGGCTTCCAGTTCTGTCAAGGCCCGCCAGCAGTCCATCTGCAAAACGTCCTTTTCTTTCGTTACATCGCCACTTGTCAGTGCCCGGATCTGGGCGTTCATCGCACCCATCAGGTCGGGTAGTTCAGGCTGATCAGCGTCGGCCGAACGGTGAAACGGCTGAAAGAAATGCGGAAACAGAGAAGTGAAGTACAGCTTAACACTACCCCACCAAAGGAACACGGAAACTAGTTCGTACTCTTTAATACGGGAAAAGGCTGCCTGCAACGAACCTTTTATGCCCGGCTTTTTTTTATAGAGATAACTATACAGGGATTTAAGCTGGGAAACGTTCTGAGAATACAGGTAGCCCTGATAGTAGTTCTCACAACAAAGGTAATCTTCGAAGCTCAGGCCGTGCAACATCGCATCGATGGCACACCGACCGCCGATCTTGTCCAGTCTGACGGGATAAACATTGGGTTCGGAAATAAAATCAATCTGCCGGAGAAAGCTACGGATCTGCCAGTCCTGAAGAATGAATCTCAATTTCTTGTGCCAGTTCAAACGGAAAGTGCACAGCCAGCCTTCTTTAATCCTCCTGCGAACACGTATTCCAGTAAATCGCATAAAGACATAGGTCTTTGCCTTGACCGGAGAAAACAGCGTGATGACCAAAAACACATACCGAAGCTGTTCCTGGTTAAGTTCATTCCAGGAAGCAGGAAAACGAAAATCGAGGATTCTACCCCCAAAAGTATACGGAATCTTCTTTTTCATTCTGATAAGTCTGGAAATGTTTGACTTTGTATGCCTCGGAGTCCTTATAACTGGTGAATACCTCTACCTTGGATTCCGCATAATTCTCGATGCGTTCCAGCATGCTCTTTGCAGCCGGCCAATGCCCCATGATACAAAATCCGATAAACTTGCACATGTAGTCTGCCATGGCGGATTCTTCTTTTGTGAAAGCATTGTGCCGAGCCTGTTCGAGGATATGATCGAAAAACTCTGACGACACATGCTGCCGGATCTTTTCTTCCGCCTGATACATTCTCGTGCGAAACTCATTCAGCTTGGAACGATGTACGTCTGAAGAAGGAAATTCAACATACATCTTCAGCTGTCGGGCAGTATATATCAGGTTGGGGATATTGATACGGGCCTGTGCTGTGTCTGCCCAGTCGGTACCGACCAGCAGCTCCAAACACCGATCGTAGGTATCTTCGGCTGCATTGGTAACTTGCTGCAACAGGTTCTTGACTCTATCGGCCGAAGCCGGAGCCAGATTCTGATTAGACACTACACCGAAGCCAGTCGGAGTCAATACCAGATCGAGTTGCGGAATCTGCTCCTGATAGGTACGCAGACAAACCAGCTTTGTGACAGCCTGCTCGAGTCCAGGAACCGTATCTAATTTATCTGCCATGTCACCCAGCAACACATGATTAATGCTCTGAAGGGTATCGTCCAGGTGAGGAGCAATCATATCGTATACCTCTGCCGTAGAGTGGGTGGCAGAGGAACATATCTTCTCGAAAATCTCTTGTGAAAATGTAATAGCCATATTGATTCGTTTTAAGATTTGCTTTCAAGATCCGAAGCTGTCTTCTGTTTGGCATCGGTGTTCTGGTCAAGTGTAGTGAGTAGCACCATGGGAACATCCGGATAAACCTTCTCGCTCCAGCCGTTGTACTCGATGACGATGCTATGCGGAATGTTCATCAGATCATGAAACGGTATCTCCAGTGCCTGTTTGAGCGTGAACAGCTCGCGCTTGTCTGAACCAGAGTTGTTGCTCTGCCCTTTACCCGGAGTAGCACCTACCAAATTAGGATGAATGTTGTCGCCATAGCAGGTGATGTTACTGGCTTCCTGAATATCTTCGCTCCAGTCACCACCCTCCTTGCCGGTTTCAATCACGTTGATGCGAACCATACGGACTTCACGGCCGTTCGGATCGATGTAGTAACCGGTGATCCAAACCTTGCCGCTGTTCTCAATGCCGGAAACGAAGTTCTTGATGTTTTCTTTTTCTTTCTTGATGCGCTCCATCTTTTTCAGCGGGTCGGTGATATGATCTTCTTCACAGATGTTTCGCCAGTAATCCTTGTGAACCTCGACCTGATATTTTACGCTGGCATGATTGCGAAGCTTAGCCTTCTTACCTTTCCCAATCAGTCGCTTGATATCGTACCAGTCGCCCCGGAAGATGCTGGTGTAATAAGGAATTGGGTAATACTGGAACCCCGGTGTCGGGAAGCGTACCAGAATAGCGAATTTCCGTTCGCCGGTACGAATCCTTGTTTCACCATCGCGCCCAGGTTCACGCCCCATGAGTACCATCAGATCACCCATCGGATCGCGCGGATCAAGCAGACGGATGACTTCGTAATCCTCCGGACGGAGTGAAACATTATCACGGAAATTGGCATAAATCACATGATTGATTTTGCCATTTCTCGCCTTCTCAAAACGGCAATAGCAGGCTTCTTTATGCACCAGACGGTTAATTCGCTTGCCATCCTGAGAAAGAATAATGACCGACACACAAAAGAAAAAGTATTTCATGTCTGTTGCCTGCTCGAGCTGGAACAACGGCAAGCTGTTGCGAACCAACCAGCGTTTGATTTCGGGATGGGTTGTCGGCTGTTTGGTATCAACGTCCATATACTTCAGTCCGGCACCATAACAAGTAATGACATTGAACAGCTTGTTCTGGCTCATCACTTCATCAACACCAATCATCTTGATAATATTAAAAGGAAGCTGATTGTCTTCACCGAAATTTACATACGCCATGCCTTTCCGATTCGGAACAGGTGTCGTTCTGATATTCGCGTCTTCGTCAAAAACCAAGCTGCTGTCCTCAACGGATGCCATTTCGGCGGCTACATTGGAAACCTCGATGTTGAATATCTCACCAGGAATGAAGTTGTCGTCGTATTGTGAAATTGTTTTGTCCATATTAGAGATAAATTGTCATGTTGTTTATTTCGAAAAGAGATATATCGCGGAAAGCCCGGATTAAGCCGGATGCCGGAAGGCGGACACGATGGACACCCCGACGCCAATGTGAGCCGATACACACTGCACCACGGTATTCCAGAATGTCGCCTGTACTGAGTTTCCATAACTTCAGGTTACAAGGCTGCCCCGACTCGAGCAACCTCAATGCGTCTTTGATATGTATTACGTTCATAGGCTTTAATTGTAAGTATCATCGAAAGAATCATCGAACACCTCCGGGAGCAAATGAATCCGCTGCTGACAGCGAGAAGCCAAGATGTATGTAACGGTAAATGAAAACAAGCCATCGTCTTCATCGCTCCGGCTGGTATCACTCTCTATAATGGTTATCGGGATATCTCCGGAATCGTCCATCAACCAAGCTTCCGTAGTTCTCGCCAAATCATCTGCCAGAGCAAACATAGATTCTGGAATATATCCTGTATTGAGTGTGTGCTTACGCTGCTCGTCTACGTAATAGGTCTTGTACTGACCGGCAAAGTATGACGCACTCCGGGTAAGCTCCGGTTCTACCGTATCGCCACCGACAAAGTAGAACGTTTCTACCAATCCAAATGAGTTACGGAACTTCAGACCAATGGCCTCCGGTTCTGACTGATCCACATGGAAAATCTGTTTCCGAGAAGCAGCCATTACAGCGTAACGTAACAAATGATATCCTGACAAGTTAAATCTCGAAGGAGATACGTCGACCGAATAAATACCGTATTTAGTTACAATACTTAACGGTACAATTCTCTTTAATAGCCGATTGTCATCATTTACAAATACACATTCAGCCGCAACTCCAGTAGTTGCCTCTTCCTCAGTCAATAGCCCATTGACGAAGTACAGAGTCTCTGTCCGGCCAAAGGAAGTAACTTTGTCACGTCCCGCCAGGGTAGTAAGAAAATAGCCATTCACAAAATCTTCCGCGGAACAAGGAACAACAGAACGACACAACAAGACTGTGAAAGCTTTAGAAATGGAAGTTTCTCCGGAAGCGGAAACCGTATAACTGAACTGAAGCAACGGTGACGCAATCAGATAAGGTTCCATCAGGGAGAACATATCGAGTATCCGTATCTGATTGCTTGCATCCGGCGTATAATTTTCCTGCAATATGACGGTATCGCCTTGCTTCAGAACAAAATCCACCTGTTTGTCTGCGCTGATCATAAAATTGTCCAGCTGGGAAGACAGCACAAAATCGGGTATATCTTGAGGAATAGTGAGCATACATCTTTGTTTTTCTCAAAGATACCCAGCCCCAGAAATGGGTATGACTAGTCCTAAATAACCGTTACAGTTATTGGACAAAAATAAATTATTTATCACAGTTCAGCAAGGTCAGTCTTGCTGAACTGTTTGTTTTTGTAACTTTTAATTTTAATCAGCTTCTGATGATGCATATACTCCGGCGTTTTATACCCACAAGAGTAATGAGGTCTGATGTTATTATACTTGTAGACAGCATCCCTTATTACCTGTTTCATATCTGATAGCGGTAGATTAAGTTCCTCAAGCAGGAACTCCTGTTTTAGTATTCCGTTTATTCGTTCTGCCACGGCATTAGCGTACGGATCGTAAGATTCAGTCATGCTGGGTATGATGTGATATTGTCCCAGTAATTTCTGATATGCATCGGAACAGTACTGTATACCACGGTCAGAGTGGTGTATCAATGGCGTGTCCCTATACAGTCGGTTGCGGTTTGCCATCCTCAGCGCGTTCAAAGAACCTTGAGTGTCCAAGGAATCGGAAAGATCATATCCCATAATCTTCTTGGAATAAGCATCTGTAACCAGAGAAAGATACATATGCCGGTTTCTATTGCCAATATAAGTAATATCAGAAACCCATATTTCTTCCGGGCGTGTCGCTTCCATACTTTCTACAAGATTCTTGTGCTTCCGAAACCGGTGATGCGAGTTGGTTGTTACATGATATGAACGTACGGGCTTTATAAGCAGACGGTTGGCACGGAGTATATCGAACAGTTTGTCCCTGCCTACCTTGTTCTCCTTAAGTGGCTGATGAAGCATATGATAAAGTTTGCGGGTTCCTACACGTGGCAGTTCCATTCGGATATCTCGTACCATGCCCACAACATCAGTGGCCCTTTGCCGGCCTCGGATTATCTTCCATTGCTGACGGTAATATTTCTGCCTGCTTATCCCGAGCAGTCGGCAGATTCCGCTGATACTTACGGATTTTTCTTCTTTATATTTATTGACTGTTCGGGAGAGGAGTTTTTTCGTATGTCGATATTATATTCCTTTTCCGCTATGTCTATCATCATGTCGAAAAACTCTGCTTTCATATCCTTCAGCTCAAGCTCCTTTTCCAGACGGGCATTCTTGCGTTCCAGGAACCTTACTTTCTGTTGTAGTTCTAACAGTTTTTGATCCTTACTCTTTTCCATAGAATGGTAACATTTGTTTGTGATATCAAAGTTACCATATTTTTCAATCCAACGGCTAATAGTTGAACATCCTTGTATCCCATATTTTCGTTTCAGCGCTCCCAAACTTATTTTTGTGGTTTCATACTCTTGCACTACTGATAGTTTAAAGGACATACTGTAATCTTTTTGTGTGCGCTTAACGTACTTTGTTTCTGTCTTTTCCAT